GGGTATTTATAGCACTAGCAATATACCAGTTCATATCTGAACTGGTATCTCCCGAACCTTATTTTACATTTACTTATAGCTTAATAAATTAACCAATAAAACTATGGGAACTTTTAGAGTAGAACGAAATATCAGACACTCAATTTGTGAAGTCGAGGCTGATAGCAAAGAACAGGCTATTGAGGTAGCTTGTCAACAAGATATGTGGCAAGAAATAAATGATGATGATTTTGAATTCAATGTTGAGGATTGGACAGAACTTGCTAAACAAAGAACTAACTAACCAATAAAACTATGACAAAAAAATACAACGAACAACAAGAACAAATGTGGGAACTTTGTGAAAAAATGACAGAAGCAATCTGTAAAAACCTAGACATTATTGTTTGGAAAAGACTTAATGGCGAGGACAATTTTACAGACGAGGCACAAGGTATATTCAATGACCTTGTTGACTTAACAGATAATTTATTAGATTACCAAGAAGAAACCCACAACGGACACAAAATGGGTGGCTGTTATGAGTGTAGAAACGACTTAACAACTAACCAATAAAACTATGACAGACAGACAAAAAGAAATCATTATCAACGAGGTAGAACATTATATTGCTACCAATGGTAATGGCTTTGGCTTTGCTGACGCAATTGACATTGACGCTGTCTTTGAGTTATTAGACAGCAACGAACTTATCAATATCAAAGAAACAGCAGAACTACGAGATTTTATTGAAAAAGAAATTAATAAATTATTAAAAGACGAATAAATAACTAACCAATAAAACTATGTCAAAAGAACAAAAATGTAAAAAGTGTGGAAGCACTAATTTTAGAGTGCCTGTATATCAAAGTGTAGATGCCAAGCTATATGAAAATGGCAGAATTGATACAGGGTTTGATTTTACAGACCCAGACGCAGAAAAAGAAAAGATTTTCTGTGATGAGTGTGGAGAAAATGTAAATAACTAACCAATAAAACTATGAAACTTTACTATGATAACAAATCAGGGACTATCTATTGGGAAAATTTTATTACTAATAACCTAATGTTTGCCCCTATGCCAATTGATGGCAAAGTTAATACTCGAACAGACGGGGGCGAAGTAGATTTTGATTGTCTTGAAAAAGAGGACAAAAAACATTGTCAAGAAATAGCTAAACAAGTAAAACGATAAAACTATGAACTTATACGACACAATAGTTTTCGAAATGGAAACTGATGACCAAAGCTCAGAAAACATATCAGCGAAACTTATTGCTAGATATAAAAACTCCACCGAAAAAGAACAAGACGCAATTGACGACTTCTTAATAACTCTTGTTGGCTACTCCTTTAAGACGCTACAAGAACGAAAGGAGGGGTTGTAAAATGAAACTATACTCCCAATCTAAAACTGAACGAGCAACCAAAACGCAAGGGGGAAACGAATTTTTAGAGGTTGAAATAACCGCCGACAGGAGAAGTCTAGTGGAAATAAAAGTCCACGAACAAAAAGACAACTGGCATATTGATATTTGGGACAGGGAAAACAACCGCCACCGCTTGTTCGCAATACCAACTGAAGAAGCAATACAAAAAAATATGAAAAGGCAATAAGCAATAATTCCAAACTAAAGTTTGGACTAAAACGCAAACAGCCGACGATAATATCGTCGGTTTTTGATGTCTTTATTTTATAAAGACATCCCCCACACAAGTCACAATCACACACTGACAGGGTTCCCGAAACCTAAAGGTTGACAAACTCAGCCCATATGCTATACTTACCTCCTACACTAATATTTCAACCATGCTACAAATTCTGAAACAACAACTAAATAAGTTGACAAAAATTCCCAAGAGAGCAAGGGGTTCTTCAGAGCCTGTAGCTGTTCTCTTGGGGTTTTTTGTTTATTTATAAGTATTATGGCTCAAAAATACGTACCAAAACCACAAGAACTAGTCCTAGACTTCCTCGAATCAGAAGATAGAATGAGGGATGTTCTTTATGTTGAAGGTATGGACGCCCTATACCAATGGCAGGGTGGCTGGTATAAACATATTTCAGACAAACAAATGGCAAAGGAACTCTACGCCTTTTGTTTGAAAAACCATTCCGATGTTCGTATGACTAGAAACTTTATAGTTGACCTTGTAAGCCAACTAAAGTGGCAAGTCTTGAACACCGTCGACCAACTCCCAAACCATTACATCTGCTTCCGTGACTGCTTGCTTAACACCGAGACTTGGAAAACTGAAAAACACAACCGAGATAAGATATCAATCTTCTATTTACCATACACATACAAAGACTTACCAGACGAACATCCGGCTTGGGACAAGTTCCTTGCCACCTCACTTGTTGATAGGGAGGACAAGACTAAAGAAGACAACGAACTAAAGTTCGTTGTTCAAGAAATGTTTGGGGACTTCCTGCTCCCAAACCTGAAGTCCGAAGCGGCTTACTTTTTAGTAGGCGGTGGGGCGAATGGCAAATCTGTTATGCTTGACATTGCCACCAAGATTATAGGCTCACAATTTATCAGCTCTATGAGTATAGAAACATTGACGACCGATAAGTTTTCAGCACCCTCTCTTATAGGTATGCGTGTCAACCTATCTAACGAAGACGAGTCTAAGTTCATCAAGGCTGATAAATTCAAAGCTCTAGTCACCGGCGATACAATATCTGCCGAACGTAAATTTGGTGACAGGTTTGATTTCCGTCCAACTTGCAAGTTTGTCTTTGCTAGTAATAAGATACCAACATTCTCTGACCTGAATTTTGGAACTATGAGACGTGTGCATATCATTCCGTTTAACCAGAGGTTTGATAAACATAATCCGCTGACCGACAAGACAATCCGTGCCAAGATAATGGAAGAACTGCCGGCCATAGTTAAGTGGGCGATTACTGGTGCCCAAAGGCTTCAGGAAAACGATTACGAACACTCTCCATCAGTTCAAATGGATTCTGCTAAAGAAGATTTCCAAGGCGATATTTCATCAGCAGTCTTGTTCTTCCGTGAGAATTATGTTGTAGATTCACAATCTTGGACATCCAACACTGACCTTTATGGTCATTATAAGGCTTGGTGTGAAGAAGTTGGTAAGAAACCATTTGCTATGGCGAATTTTGGTAAAGACCTTATGACATCATTTCCTGAACTTGAAAATAAAGTGAGGCGTGTTGAGGGTAACCAAACACGTGGTAAGACAGTTATGCTCCGCAACTACGAAGACGAACATAATCTTGTTGAGGGTGCTAATACCGATGGAATTAGTATTGATGAGATACCTATATGACCCTAAGTGAACAAATACAAACCTTTGGAAAGGAAGCCACAGAAGACGCTATCCAATCCATAATACTCGACCACCAATATCACCTGTCACTTATAGAGACAGAGAATGAGTTTATATTCCAAGATTATCTTAAGAACTCTGAACCATCAATCGACTGGGTATTCAACTACCGCATGGCACAAAACAAAGAAGCCGAACGCAAACTCCGTAAGCTAATCCGCAAGTGGGAGGTAAAATTAAAGATAGCACGTGGCGAACTAGACGAATCTAAAGTCCTCATAGACCTAGACGTAATTAAACAAGTCCAGATAACCCAATTCCTTGGTGAGCCAAGTATGCGTGGTAGTAAGAAACTCCACTACAAAGCACCGTGGCGGCCAGAAGAAAAGCAAGGCTCACTAGTTATCTTCACAGACCAGAATAGGTTCTACGACTTCGGCGACCACGATAAAAAAGGTTCTGTCATTGACTTTATAATGCTGACTGAGGGACTAGAATTTAAGGAGGCAGTTAATTATCTAAAAAACTACTTATGAACTTCACCTGCCTAAAATGTAATAGACCATTGAGTGGTTATCAGAGAAAATATTGTAGCACTAAATGCAAGGGTGATTTTAAAACTGTTAAATTGAAGGCTGAATCAGTACCCACCTTCCCGCACTTTACCTGCGATTGTGGTCATACTACCCACCTAGATTTTGACCCTAGAGCACGTGTAAATCACAGAACTTGGAACACTTTTGTGTGCCCAAAATGTAACGAACCACGAAACGCCAGTGTTTATAGGCTATTGAAAGGTTGACAAAACTAAGTCTTCCATGCTACAATTAGAGAACTTAACAAGTTAACCAAACAACTATGGAATTAAGACTAGAAAACAAAATCTGTACCCTAAGCACAAAGGACACAGATTTACTAGGGCTTGTCGCTCAGTATTGTGCAAAGCAAGGTGAACCAGTTATAATCAAACATGATTATACTAACCCTACCTTGTCAGTACCAGAACCAAAGAAAAGACCAAGCAACAGGAGTAAGAGACCAAGATGGATTCAAGAAGAAATTGACTTCGTTATGGACAACGACCCCTACAACAAAACAGCTGGCTGGTTCGTCGGTCAACCAGAATTGTCAGCACACACTAAGAAAGCGATTCAATCACTTATTTACAAAATCAAGAATCCAAAGTTTGCTAACGACCACATTATAGAGTTATGTAGCAACTGGGAAAGGAGAAATTAATTATGGAAAATCCATTGAAAACCTATTTAAAAACTCACAGCTTAAAAAAGTCACACAAGCATTGTGGTTTGTCAGAAAACACACTGCGTGCCAACTCTCGTATGACCAGAGAAGAAGTTATGCGTATTTATCTAGGTAACTATTTAAAAATTAAGAAACATCTAGGAGTTGACCTCTTGGATTGGAAAGAATAATTTATTAATTAACATATATATATGGCAAAAGAAGAAAAAAATGTATTTGGTGAGGGCTTCGAAGAAGTCAAAGCCGGAGAGTTCATCAAATGGACTGAAGTAGGACAAATGGTCAAAGGTATCTTCGTTGACCGAGAACTCAAAGACGACCAACTTAAAGGCGGTCAGCAATGGGTTTATACCCTAGAGGGTGAAGATGGCGTAGAGTTCCGTGTGGGTTCTCGTGGTAAAGGATTTGATTCAGCTATGAAGAAAATCGTTCCTGGCCAATGGGTTGCACTACACTATGCAGAAGATATTAAATCAAAGACTGCAGGTAACCACGACTTTAAACTAATCAAAGTAGGTGCCGGTGGTATGGATGACGAATGGGTAGCAAAAAATGTTACCACTGAAGAAACAGGAACTCCTATTGAGGATATTCCTATGGAATAGACAGCTACGTAGTAGCTGGATAATAAGCCAATCACTTCGTGATTGTCTATACTGGAGAATTCGTATCGTTGTAGGAGTTTAGGTAACCCCTTTAGCCTCCATCTGGTATCGGTTGTCCGGTATTTAAGACCCCAGAAAACCTAACGGTTTTCAGGGTCACCCGAGTAGCGTGGAGAGTTTAGTCACTCAAGAACGCTACGACATAGGTGTATCGGAGGGCTACGATAATTGGTTCCAGTTATCGTAGTCCGAATGAGATACTTATATGAGACTAACCAAAAAAAACTATCACACGAGGGATAATCAATATCTCTCCAACTCCAAGGTAAAAGAGTTTTTACGTGACCCCTATTATTTTTATCAGAGGTTTGTTACAGGCGATTTGGTTTTCGAACCAACCCCTAGTATGCGTGTCGGCTCTGCGGTTGATACTTATCTTACTGGGTCACGGGCACAGTTCAATAAGCAATACCAAGAGAAGGTGCTTAAGAAAGATAATCCTGAATTGTTTGATGTGCAGAAGTTCCTTGACCCCGCTGGTCTTTTAAGCCCCGCAGAGTTCACAAAGGTCATGGATATCGTAGAGCGTGTCAAAAAACTGACAGTCTATAAAGATATTAAGAAGGAATACAAGGCACAGCGAATCTTGAAACTCGACAAGAAGCTCGGAATGTTTGATGGTATCTGTGGGATACCTGATTGGTATCGCGTTGTCGAAGACAAAGCGATAATCATCGATTTAAAAACCACAGCTAGCGTAGACGAACGCAAGTTCAAGTATTCCTGCTATGACTTCGGCTACTTTATGCAACAAGCAATGTATCAGATGTTATTGTCTAGTTCAGACAATGACATCAAGACCTTCAAATCCTTCATCCTTGCCGTCGAAACGACACAGCCTTACTCCGTAAGACTGTACGAACTAGACCAAAAGGAGATAGAAATGTTTAAGATGGAGTTGACCGGAGTCCTTGACCTCATTGCAAGCTATGATGCCAAAGACTTTAAGCCCAAGGATTTAACTTGGGGTGATGCGATAACATTATGATAACCGAACACCAAGAAAAATTCATAAAGTTGATGAACAAAGACTTGAAGAAGCTGACTGTAAATAACACAGCACAGCGTGAACTTGGTAATATTTTAATTAACCTAGCAACGATACACCTGAAAGATATCCTCGAAAGTTTTCGAGACGATATCGATATCCTAGACGATAAGATTCGTGATAATTAATAATTAAAAAATACAACATGACACAAGAGACTTATTTTGATTTGTCAGCCGCCAAATCATACGTATCAATTTTAAGCACACAACGTTCACAGATAAATACTATGCTTGAACAGTGGAAACAGGTTGAGAAAAAAAACGACAAGAACAAACGAGCCATAGCTAAAGCTAAAAAAGATTTACCTAAGATTGAAAAGGCCTTAGCTGTTTGGGAAGCTGAAGAAGAACGCATTATCAAATCTGAGTTCAGTGCCGCACATTTAGTACCTAAATTATAGGTATATTCCCCGCATGGGAACAAGTTATGGCAAACACCCACCTCCAGTTTGCCATCTCTTGCAGGGATTGGTGGTAAAATTTATCAGGAAACTGGTGGTCAGTTCAGTCCTACCAATCCCTACAAGAGATTAAATCAAAATGTGGTATATTGATTAAGAGATTATTAACTTCAAGTATATGTTTCACAAACACAAATTTAAAAAAGACAAAAATATTCTTTGGTGTGAGTGCGGAAAAGTTAAAGAAATTAAATGTTGTCATAGTTGGAAAGTTCATTCAGAAGAAAGAATTATGGTTATGAATAGAAACCAACAAACACAGCAAATTTTAATATGTAAAATTTGTGGTAAATTTCAATCTGTTAATTTAATTACTGGACATATAGTTTAAAACTATGCCATTAGAAAACTACATAGTTCATTTATTTTGAATGGATTCGATGTCATAAAGATAATTGTGAAAAGATTAACAAATAAACGAAGTAAACTTAAAACTAAAGAATAAGAGAAGTATAGTTTGTTTCTGTAGCTGAATAATAGCGTGGTTCTCCGCATTTTCCGAGAATACTCTGAAATTAGTAAGAGGCGGAATTTATTCAGCTATAATAGCAAATTACTAATAACCTAAAATAATATGATTGAGAATTTAATTATAGTATTGTTTATAGGGTTTATAATATTTGTAGTATATGCAATTAATTTTGTTATGAAATAAATAAGTAAAAGTTATGTTAAACCCAAAATCTTATTATTATCAACCCTACTTAAATAGTGATAATTGTGAAAAGATTTATCATAATCATCACGATGATATGTGTTCAAGGTACAATGGTGAGGGTGGTAAAAGAAAATTTAGTCGTCAAGAAATTATAGAATTAAGAGAAGAAGGTTTAATTAAAAATCCCGCCTGCAACATCTAGCAAAATAATCAATAATAATATGAAATACTTATCATTATTTAGTGGTATCGGAGGATTTGAACTCGGTATCCAACAAGCGTATGAAAGTAATAATAAACCCCAAGTTGAGGGATTACCAACCGAAGACAATTTGTCCAACATTAATAGCGACAATGTACAAAGAACCCCCACTTGTATTGGATATTCCGAAATCGACAAGTATGCCTGCCAAATCTATAACAAACAATTCGCTAACCACAAAAACTATGGAGACATCACTACCATTGAACCTAAAGAACTCCCAGACTTTGACCTCTTGGTTGGAGGATTTCCTTGCCAAGCATTCAGCGTTGCTGGAAAAAGGAAAGGATTTGACGATACAAGAGGAACACTCTTTTTTGACATCGCAAGGATTTGTGCAGAAAAAAGACCAAGACTTGTGGTACTTGAAAATGTTAAAGGTCTACTATCTCACGACAGCGGCAAAACTTTCCAGACAATACTTGGGGTTCTCTCCGACTTGGGGTATAGAGTTGAATGGCAGGTACTTAACAGCAAAAATTTCGGAGTTCCCCAGAATAGGGAAAGAGTGTTCATTATCGGACATCTTAGAGGAACAAGTAGACCAGAAGTATTTCCTATCGGAGAAGCAGCAAGAGTATCTAAAAAAGAGAATAAAAAAGGGGATGGCAAACTTGCGGCAACCCTAAGAGCTGGTGGTAATTTAGAACGAAATGCTTTAATGATAAAAGATAGAAGGCAATCAGATGAAATAAGAATTTATAAAGATATATCAGAAACAGTTAGTTCAACATATGGAACTGGTGGTGGAAATACACCAATAGTTATGCCAGCAATTCGAAGACTAACTCCCACAGAATGTGAACGCTTACAAGGATTCCCTGATGGCTGGACAGAGGGGTTATCAGATACGCAGCGATATAAAACACTTGGTAATGCTGTCACAGTAAATGTAATTAAAGCAATATTTAAAAATATATGGATATAAAACAAACTAAATTAACCTAAAATAATATGGAAAAAGACTTAATTAAAATACAAGAATGGTGTGATAAAAACTCTAACACTTTCCAAAGCTGGTACACAGAATTATGGTTTAATCGTGATTATGAAGATGAAATAGAGTGGGGATGTGGTTTATTATATGGATATTCAAGAGACCATATTCTTGTTCAACATAATTATTTTAGTGTTACACCAGCAAAGGCTGTTAAAAAAGCATTAAAGGATTTAAAAAATATATGCCAAAAATAACTAAAGAAGAAATAGAAGACTATTCACCAAAAGCTGGTGAATATAGTGAAATAGAAAATGGTCAATATATGACTTGTTGCGATTGTAACTTGGTACATAAAATAAAGTATAAGATTGTAGATGGTAAATTGTTTATGAGATTCTGGCGAAATGAAAAACTAACTAAAAAATATAGAGATGATAAATAAAAAAGAGATAGAAAAAGAATTTGATAAACTACTACCAAAAGTTGATGTGGTTAGAATTAAAGCTGTGTTTAGTAATACAAAAGATGAGGTGTCTCAAATTGTTGCTGCTGAAACCCATAATACACAAGTAGAAATAGTAAAACAATTCATCTTCAAATCTATAACTAAAGTATTAGATGCTGTAGAAAAAGAATATGAAGACGGCGTTTTTTTACATCACGATGAATTCAAAGCCAAAAGAAAGGAGATAGGATTTTAATGGCTAAAAACTTGAATTTATGGTATAATTACTTATATATTATTAACTATAAGCACAATGCCTCCAATAAAAGGAAAGAAAAATCCAAACATGGCTCGCAAGGGCAAATCTAATGGTCGCTGGAAAGGCGGTAAGTCTTCTGACTACCGCAGACGTGTAACTGGTGCTAAGAAAGGCGAAGAAGTACACCACAAAGACCATAATAAAAGCAACAATAAGGTATCTAACTTCTCAAAGATGTCTAAAGGTAGCCACAACAAAGCTCACCCTGAAAAGGGTGGTAACCACATGCCTAGTCGGAAAAGACGTAAGAAGAAACGATAATGGGCTTGGTAGGTCGTTGGCTCAATGAAGATGAGTTCCACACACCCCCAAAAGAGTTGCTAACAGACGAGCAAATATACGACAGAGAGCCTGACCGCACCGATAAACAGGCGGTCTTTATAATGAAGCTGATGATGGAGAAAGGCTATAAGCGAGTCGAGGATGTACACTCATCTATTAAACTAAAGTCTAACGGTAAAATTTCAATCGGGGTCGCGGCTAAAGTGATTGATTATTTACTTAAAAAATGAAACTCTATAAACATCAACAACAACTCCTAGAGCTGAATCCTAAAAGACACGGTCTTTTTTTTGATACTGGCACCGGAAAAACATTAACAGCAATAAAGTTAGCTGAAAAAAATTCAGACAATTGTTTGGTTTTATGTCCAAAAAGTTTAAAGGAGCAGTGGTATGAAGAAATAGATAAATTCTCTGAAAGAAAAATAGACTGGCTAGTCAAAACTAAGGAAGAATTTCGTCGTGATTGGAATTTATTATCTAAATATAGTTGTTTGGTCTATGATGAATTTCATTTTTGGGGCAACCATAAAAGTCAACTACATAAAAATACAATGAAATATTGTATTAAACACCAGCCAGAATTTATTTATGGTCTAACAGCGTCGCCCTATATGTCATCAATAATGAATATTTTTGCACTAGAAAGATTATTGGGTTACACACCAAGATGGATTGATTACAATAAAAAATACTTCTATCCTATGAAGATTGGTAGGAGAATAATACACAAACAAAAAGACGGCCTTGAAAAAGAGGTGGCTAGACTTTGTAATAATATTGGTACAGCCGTTAAATTAGAAGATTGTATTGATTTACCAGAACAAATATTTAAAACAGAATATTTTTATTTAACCACTGACCAAAAAAAAGCAATTAAAAATATTACTGACTTAGAAGCTATAGTAAAATTTACTAAAACTCATCAAATTTGTGGTGGTACGTTAAAATCTGACGGTTATACCGAAGACAAGGAATTTGATTCTGAAAAAATGAAACGAGTTATAGAGTTGGCTCATGAACATAGAAAAATAGTAATAGTATGCAGATACAACCACGAAATAAAGATATTGCGTGATAAGCTCAAAAATATCCTTAATTGTGTTGTTATTACCGGTGCGACCAAAGATAAACATCACGCCTTAAAAGACGCAGACAAGGCTAAATCTTGCGTAATTTTAACTAATGCAGCCTGTAGTGTTGGTTGGCAGGTGCCTTCCTTTAATTTTATGGTATTTTATAGTTATAGTTTTAGTTTAGTTGACGCTATACAGATGCGTGGTAGAATTAATCGTATTAACTTTCCATCGTCTAATATATATCTTTCATTAGTAGTTAAAGATACTATTGACGAGCATGTTTATGATAATATTGTAAACAAGAAAATGGATTTCCAAATAGCCCTTTACAATAGTTGAGCACTCCTGTATACTCTATGTATGAGTTATGGTATAAAAAATATAATAAAGTCAGGCCAAAAGTTTAATAGGCTTACTGTTATTAAAGAAGTACCAGGCGAGACTAATCGTAAGGTATTATGTCAATGTGATTGTGGTAATAAATCCACCTCATCTTATACTAATATCAAAAATGGTCATACTAAAAGTTGTGGTTGTTTGGGTAGAGAAAATGCTGCTAATAGACAATATAAACATGGTTTAGCTAGAACAAAATTTTATGATGTTTATTCTAAAATAAAATCACGTTGTGAAAATAAAAATGACAAGGATTATAAAAATTATGGTGGCCGTGGTATTAGATGTTTCTGGAAATCGTTTAAAGAATTTAAAGATGATATGTATAATGATTATTTAAAGCATAAAAAAAATAATACTGGTACCAACACTAGAATAGACCGCATAGATAATGATGGTAATTATTGTAAAGAAAATTGTAAATGGTCTACTCATAAAGAACAAGCCAGGAATAGAAGGGGCAATCATTTATTAACTTATAAAGGTAAAATTCAAACTTTAACTGAATGGGCAGAAGAAGTTAAATTACCAAGACACACTTTAAATAATAGAATAGTAAAATATGGTTGGTCTATAAAGAGAGCGTTGACTTTACCAAATAAATTCTATGCCAAAAATAAAACGCCATGAAGCCCGCTTCACCACCGAAGTACAGAAGTGGCTCCGCCATAACGCCAAAGATTTACCTTTGGCGTTCGCTTGGGAAGCTAAAGTTGCGACTACTCCAAACCTGTTCTTCTCACAGGTTCCTAAACATCAGCGAGATGCCCTAGAGATTGCCAAGTGGCAGGTGTTCTGCTATAAGATATCAGATTACGACCAAATGAAAAAACCCTGCGACGGGGTTTTTATGAGGGATGCCGGTGGTATGTTACTGCTCCACTGGATTCGCAAAGGTAACAAAACATTCTATATGATAGACATAGACAGGTTCCAGGCGTTTGAAAAAAGCTGTGGTAAAAAAAGCCTTAACGAAGATGATGCTAGGAAGATTGCGTTTAAGGTAGGCACACTAAAAAACTAGTCCTTTGGGACTAGCTTTTTTTTAGTTTGATGATAAACCTTATTGGCCATCTGTTTAGATATACCCAACTGTTCACCTATCTTCGCAAAAGATAAGCCTGTATCATCACGCATATTGACTAGCTTTATATTACGTTCTATTTTTTCTTGGTTCATTAGTCTGATTCAAAATATTTTTCAAATTTGCCAACCTCGCCTTCACGCATCAAAATATCAAGAAGTTCCTCACGGGTCTTCTCTATTTGTTTTCGCTTACTATATTGTAAGTCGACCTGATAGTCTTTGATACTTGTGACTAGTGGGATAAACCACTGCTTCTCGTCTTCTGAAAGCATAGCCAGCATAGTAGCTACAAACCTACTTGTCCCGGGTGTATTTTCAAATATATATTTTCGCTTGGGGTCTACCCTAGCAAATGTTTTTATTTCACCAGTGTCTTTATCTCTGTATTCTTCTTCGTGATATCTCAATAGCTTCTTGATATAATCAGGAGCATTTTTATAACGAGTACCAGATGTGTCATCTTTAATCTTCATGTTTTTAAACATATTGTAACCAGTCATCATTTCAATAGGATATTTAATCGCAGGAGATAATGACATAGCAAAGCCACGCTTGGGGTCACCAAGTTTTTCAAATGCTTCCTCTACTGGCAAACCAAATCCTGTTAGGAATTTGTCAGCCGCTGTTCTAAATATAATTCTATCCTTCAACCAGTCTGGTAAATATTGTCTTTCCTCACTATTCATATCCGACATTGCACGCTGTGTCTTGAACACACCAGCATACTTACCCGGTTTAGCTATCATCTGTTCTAACTGTAGGGGTATGTTATGACGCGTGAAAGTATAAAAAGGAATCAAACGCTTTGTAAATGTTCTCTCAAACTTGGTAAAACCTTCGGGCATATAGTCAAAGTGAAACTTTAATACCTTGTCTGCGGCAGTAAATGCTTCGTCACCCTTGATAAGCCTATCAATAAACAAGGTAGTACGCAGCCTATCTTCAATCGCTCCCATAGCCGTAGCAGGATATTTAGCCAATTTCTGTGAAAGTTTAGGGTCTAATGTCTTCTGTAAGGCCTCGGCTACATCAAGGTAACCTACTTGACCTGTAACACCGTATTCTTTTACTAGTTTTCTAACAGCGTCATAAGACATTTCTTTCCCGTTTTTTAGGGTTATAAAACCAGCTTTCTTATGTAATATTTTTTCAGCCTCTGAATATCTCAATGGGTTATTGACACCAGCTATCCAATTATTAAAGGCACCACCAATAGCATTACGGGTGTGAAAGGCTGGGAACCAACCAGTCACTGAACCTTTCCATAGGAACATTGCCTTGTCATACATTTTCAAGAACTCGTTCATTGATTCATCGTTGCTCATAATACTGGAAGCCTTGTCAACATATTTGGCAAATGATTCTGGTAATAATTTACCTTCTAGTTGTGGAGCACTGGACTTAATCCATTTCATGCCATCAACATCAGTCATAAAGTCTAGGCCCTGTGGATTATCTTTACCAAATTTCTTCATACCCTGTAAAAAATGGTCTGTGCGTAAGGCCTTGATACTATTTACATTACGAGCAGCGTATGCTCTAAAGGCATCGTCTTCGAATAGTTTGAAGCCGTAACGCTCTAGGAACTCTTTATTTATTGCTTCGATTGTAGTTTGTTCTAGTTTGAAATAGTTACCAGCTTTATTAACAGCATCAAAGTTCATTAGGTTAGCTATCTCATCGGCTTCTCTGTTTGATAACTTCATTATCTCATCCTGAAGTTCAACAAGTTTAGTGGCTTTGGTTTTCTTTTTGCCGACAGCTTTAGCAGCCCCTTCACTAAGTTCATCAACAAAATCAAAAGCACCACTCTCAATATCTTTTTGTAGTTTAGCTAGATAAGTTTCAAGGTCTGATTTTTTAGCGTTAACAATACCGTTGATAATAGCACTAGCATCATCTGCTGATGCTTCTGCGAAATCGTCTAAGACACCACCAGATATCTTGGTAGGTTTAGCTAGACCTTCTTTAAGCTCTGCTATCTTAGCTAGTATTTCACCAGTACCTTTTTTAACATCACCGGCAACTAGTCTGTCTTGTATAACTTGTAAGGCCTGAATCTTTTTACCTGTAGCCTTCTCAAGTTCTGCAACTAGCTTTTCTTTATTATAGGTCACAAGACCCATACGTTTATAGTTACCAACTACTTCTTTGCCATTTTCATCAATAATTTTAAACCATTGTCGCTTCTTTGAAGAACCAAGTTTAGTCCGCATCTCTTTAGACATAGCAGTATAGACATCACCACCTTGGTCCATAAACTCCCTACCTTCTTTGGTAAGCATACGATATTGATATGATGGTACCTGTCCTTTTAATAAACCACCGGCCATCTCAGCTTCTTTAGATGCTAGATGCCCTGCATGCATATAATGTAGTATGTCGTCTAGTAATTCATTTCCTGTTGAAGCTGGTAAGTCCATGGTTTTGAATATTTCCATTCCTGGTTTTAAATCACCAGTCTTCTTTAGTTCTTTTATCCAAGCGGCTTGATTTTTAATATTATCAGACGAACCCCTAACAAAAGATTTTATTGTTTCAAAAACATCGTCACTATCGTCAAAGTGTCTAATAATTTTTTCATACAGTTCGTCTTGATTTCTAACAGCACCAAATTTAATGTTTGATACTGTCTTTACAGCATCGTCTACTTTATTTGCAGGTAATTTTGTTGTAAACTTACCAATTAAATCTTTTCTAATTGTTTCTAAAAATTTATCTGTGACCACCTCAGTTGGTATACCCTTGCCCTGCAAAGCCTTATTCAATATCTTTCCAGCGTCTGGAATATCTTTAGACTTCTTAGCCCAATCCATGACTTCGGTCATCATGTCATCAATCTCAATACGAGTACCTTTGTAGTACGGTGAGAGTAACTTCTTCATTTCATTACCCTTGATACCCATTTTCTCGATATCATATAAGGGATTAAAAGCTCGTCTAACGCCTTCATAGGCATCAGTTATTCTACGTGGCTGTATAAATTCTCCGCCACGAATATATTTTGTTGGATTTTTTCTAGCTAATTTCAACACATCTTTAACAGATGAACCACCATCAATCAATTTTATAGCCGCTTCATTCAAATCTGTCTGCGAAACCTTACGTAAAGCACTTAACTTATCAAAGCTACCGATTGGTATTTGACCTACCGCACCACCAACTTTTTTAAATGGAGCTTTAGCTACACCTCTAGGAATAAATTCTTTACCCATAAAGGCAATACCTTTGGCATATTTATCTGGGTTCTTTCTGGCTAGGCGTAAGACTAAGTCAGGATTTATACCCTTCTTTATCATCTTAGTTGCCTTTGGTCCTAAATCTTTCATACCAATCCTAGCACCTTTTTTTAGTAGACCACCAGTAACATAAGTTGTTGGGTCAAACAAAATATCACCCATAAGACCACCGACATCTACCCAGTCGATTTTTCCTTTACGGTCTTTGGCACCTAGTTTGATTAGTATGTCTTTAGTATATTTGCGTCGTTCTTTTCTAATACGACGGCCTGTTGCAGCTTCGTAAATGTTAGTCAGTATATCTTTACCGTATGTCGCAAAGAAGTTTTTCTTTTTATACTTAGCCTGATAAAAAGCGTTGACCGGTTCAAAGGTTTCGAATAATGTACCAACTCTTTCAAGGAAACGCAATTTAGGTGGCTCTAAAGCCGACCTTGATTCTCCTCTATAACCCAAAGCTGATGTTCTACCAGCTATACTTTGTATGTTATCGACATCAAGACTACCTCTACCAGAACGTAATCTTGATATTACATCATCGTAACCCATAATTTAATTTGTTAAACCAGACCAATTACCAAGAAATGTAAAAGCATCACCTAATTTTGTACCAGACCACTTAGCAGCATTACCAGCCCACTCTAATGGATTAGACCACTCCACACCGAAATCAATACCACCAAGCACATCTATGTTTTCTTGAGTATCAATAGCTATTCCAGCTTGTCCGAGTCCGGAAATAATTTGGTCTTCTTGATAACCTATTGCTATTAAATCAGCTCTAATTTCTTCATCGTCTTTACCTTCTGCTCTACCTGCAGCAATTGCACTATTAATGTCAAATTGTTGAGAAAATCCTGTAACAGCATCACGATATTTTTCAGGTATGTCATCCCAAGCCATTCTCCCTTGATTAAACATAGTAGCATAATTTTTAACAATGGCTTTGTCAGAATCTGACATATCTGCCATAGCCAAAGATTCAGTACCACTAGCAAGTCTAGCCTGTTCAGCAAGTTGAATAGCTTCAATAACTTTATTATGTCTAATATTCTCTTGAAGTTGTTGAGCTTGTAAGGTTGGTCTTATATTTCCCTCATCATCAGTAGCAAATCCCATAATCTGTGCCCACTGCATAGCTTTTTCATCACCGAATTGTTCTTTACGGAAGTCAAATTCATCAAGCATAAGACCGAACTGGTCTTCTTTAAGGCCAAATTCTTTGAGAGCCTGTCCTTGATTAAAGGTGAGTTCACGTTCAGCAAGACCAATTCTTTGTTGCTCACGCTCCCCAGAACCAATCTGTAAAGCTAAAGTAGCCCGGTTCATCATAAACTGTTGTTTCTTATCTTCAAGTTCAGCTAGTGCTTTATCAGCTCTCTCTGAAGCTGCAAAATTACCAGAAGCTATAAATTCTGCTTTAGCGGCTTGTATTTCATCTATCCTAGCATCCACGTCGCTTTGAACAGATTGTATAAACTGTGCTTCTGCTGTTGATAGATTAAAGCCAGCACGTTGTCCTGAAGCACCTTCAGCTGTACCAACTTGTTTTCTACCAAGCTCTGCAGCCCTATTTATACGTGGACCAAATATAGATTCAGCTTGTTGTCCTATACGTTCACGAGCAAGTCTTGCTCTCTCTGCTATTGATTCAGGTGTTTGTGACGACGAATAACCACCAAGCATTTCATCTGCTTGGTCTAGTGGGGTTGGTGGTTCTTCCGGTGGAGGTCCCGTAGGGGGTGTAGGAGGGGTTGGTGCATCACCAGCGTGTGGTGAATCAGGGGTCCAACCGGGTGGCATTTCTAATGGGTCACCTTGTTGTCTCCAGTTTTCGTATTCAATGTTAATTGGCATAATATTATTAGTTATTTGTTTATTATTCTGTTGAAAGCACTACCTGTGGTCTAGCTGTTGTCTCCCCCGTGATAGTTCCTAAAGTTGCAGGAAGCTGCCCGGCCGAACCAACATTTCCAAGTCCATATACATCAGCACCAGCATTTAATAACGGTGCTGTAGTACCAAGTGTCACTGACCTGAGTATAACACTACCACTACTTTCTGTGACTGCTAAAAGATACGGACCAGAATTCAAAGTGACTGATGCTCCTAATGTCACTACTTTAACCCCTGAAGAAACTATATCTTGAGGACCAGTATCAATATGACGAGTATTACCATCAGCACTATAAACCCCCACACCAACATATCTTCCTGCTGTATGGCCACTAGTTACTTCGAAATAAACTTTAGTGATTGTCATTTTATAAGGAATAGTTATAGGTGAAACTTTTGTTGTGTTAGCTGCAAAAGATACAGTTGTTGAGGCATCCTCATTAGTAGGAAGTAATAAATATGAATTACCAGGTGCAATTCCATTTGTACCAACTTGAGATTGCATTTGAAAACTAGTGCCATCATAAACTACCGTAATAATTTGCCCTGCTTCAATATCTCCTGTCTCTAATGTTTTATCATTGTGTTTCAAGATATTTTTTGCTCCTAATGAATTAATATTTAATGTAGCAGCACCAGTATTAGCTGTGTTGGCTTTGAAGTTAATAACCATACCAGTATAAAGACTAGCTGGTACTGGTGATAAGGTTATCACATAAGTATCTGAGGCCTCTGCGTCTGCGGCATAAACTTCTGCCCCTTTTTGTAAACCAGTTTGAGTAACTAATAAATCAGCTGAACTTGGTGTACCAAGATTACCTGCTAAAGCATCTTGTTGGTCTCCGGTTAACATTAATGAGAACCTTGGTGAGAAATATAATTCAGTAGCACTCTTTGCGATACCAACTACAACTTCTTCAGTCCCCGCAGAAGACGCAATGTCACCCGCAGTATTTGAAGCATACATTACATCACCAATGGTCATACCAGCTTGAGCGTCATCTACACCTTTAAGCAAGACACCATTTGATATTGCCGCACCGTCAGTTCCTGCTCCTTGTGCAATACCCAAGAGAACATTATCTACGGTCGCAGCTGTATCTGCGTCACATAGCTTCCACTCATCGTCTGTAGTGTCAAAATAAATTAAGTCACCATCTGCAATAGTTGCTCCACCAGTACCAGCAACGACTAGTCTATCGGCTGGAAATGAACCTGCAACTACAGAATCGACATAGGCCTTACGAGCTACATCGTTATCAGCTACTGGATTACCTGCAGTAATAGCTGGGAGTGCAGAAAATGTTTTGATACCAGCTATGGTTTGTGCGTCATCTACATTTACGAATTGAACACTTAACCAGTGGTCATCGTTGGTAATAATAATTGAAGCACCTGAAGTGTGTTTCTTTTTATTTGCATCTACGTCGCCTGTGTTTACGTGAAATTGATATCCCCAAGTAACACCAGTCAACTGATAAGTTGTGGTGTTATCTGTCATACCAGTAAATGATATGATTTCTTCGGTAGATTTACCGGGGTCAATCTTTGCGTAACCTATATCACCAATATGGGCCATCGTTACACGAGTACCAGCTTTGGTAATTATAGGGTCAATGTTTAGTGTAGTACCAGAACGAGAAGACCCAGCGACGAGGTCTTGTCGTATAAATACTGATATTCCACTTGGTCTGAAAACAGCCATAATTTTATGAATTACTATTAATTATTGTATTCCCATCAACGGTTTTTAAACCTGGGTTTGTAGACAGATTACTTATAGCCCAGAAACTTTCGTCTGTAGTTTCTGAATCATATTCTGTCTCAAATTTTATTTTATATCTTGTTGCTTTATTTACATCAAAATGAATTGGTACTTCAAATGCGTAACTATCTTGAATATCCGCAGATGACGCACCGATAGAGTTTGAACCTAAGACATCGTCACCAAGAGCCTTTACTTTAGTATCTGATACATAATCAGCGTCCCACTCTATAACCTTTGACTTGGTTCCTTTACTACCTAAATTTCCATATAATACTGTGGCTTTAATTTTAGTAGCTTCTTTGATAAAACCTTCCACATATAAGGTATTAAACTCTTTACCACGAGCTGGTTCACCAAAGGTAAATTCTTTAGATGTCCAAGAATGATTAACACCAGAACCATTATCTGAATTTTGGCCATACATCTTATAAGAATTTTGGTCAATAGATGATACAAAATAAAGTTTAGTACCATCAACAATCCAGTCAGCGACAAATAAATTATCGATTGAAAAGTCCCCACTAAAACTGCCGCCCTCGCCCCTACGTATATAGTAAGCAATAACCTTGTCATTGACTGATACATCAGATGATGACTTACAAGCAATGAGTAAAACCTTTTTAGGTGGGAAATAAACAGAAGCTGCAGATGAGAAGTCATAGTCTTCAATGGTAGGTGCTATAACGTCAGTAATACTCTCAAGGTTTAAAGAGTCATCTTGTATGGCCTTCTGTAAAGACTTTAGACCCTCGGTCTTTGTCATATAATATGCTATTTGGTTAAGGCCTGCACCTGCTTTAAGGTTTGAGGCTCCCACATCAGCGTTCTGTGATAGGGTATCAAATTGTTCTATAACGTTGGTACCATCATTACCACGAATATATTTAACCAAAGCATTTTCTTTATGGATAATTAAACCGTCTTTACCAAAAGCATCAAGTAAGGTTATACCACCCGGAGCGTCAAGAAGTGTGAATGAGCCGTAACTATCAAGACCTGAGCCAGATGAAAAGTCTGTGACATCTCCTGTCTCTGAATAGTTGACTCTGTTTTCATAATCAACCTCACCAGCAATCCATAGTTTACGTTGGGTGGTGAGTAAGATATTTCCTTTAGTGAGTCCTGAATGTGTAGTAGTATCTGCTTTTTGGGCTATACCAGAGTTAGCATCTGGGTTCTGTGTAGTTGGGTCTGGGGTTACACCAATTAAACGTGTGCTTGTAATTGTTATTGCACTACCAGCGGTAAATGTTGAAACTGAATCACTAGCGATTAATGTAATAGTACCGGCAGTAACTGTATCAATTGTAAAATAACCAGTATTGTCAGCTGACCCAGAAGCATAAATTACATCACCGGCTTTAAACCCGGCGGTGAGAAAACCATTGTTCGAATCAGTAATTGTATCAGGATTTGAATTTACAAAAGCTATAGTAGTATCTGTTATTGTACTATTACTATCATAAGCATAACTTGTTCCGTCGATAATAATATTACCAGAAGCAGTAAATCCTTCCTGAATAAATGTACTTGTACCAGTCTTAACTATTGTTCCGGCTACAATTGTAAAGTCAGTTCCAGCCCCTTCGGCTGTCAAGGCATCACTCGCTATTAGTGTAATTGTACCAGCTGCGACTGTATCTATTGTATATGTACCATTATTATTTGAAGTACCACTAACAACTATTTTATCTCCAGCTACAAAACCAGCGGTAACAAAACCATTACCTGAATCAGTAATTGTATCTGGATTACTATCTACAAAAGCTATGGTATCAGCTGTTATACTTGTGCTAGTAACTGAACTAACTAAAGCAGTAGCACCATTCCAAGTAGAAAGGTTGTTCACACCATTACAGAAGACTACTAGATTAACATTCGAACCACCATTACCATTGGCAGTAGCGAAACCCATCACTTTCCCAGTTGTGAGACCTGTTACTAGGTCTTCCCATTTACCATCTCCGGTTGAGGGATTTGATGGGTTGTGCCACTGTAACACCGAGGTTGTAAGGTTATCTATCACACGCAATTTTATTCTTTTGTTATCTCCAAAGTTTTTGATAAACAAATACCCACGCAAAGAAACTCCTACAGCAGTAGTATCATCAGCGAACTTCTCATACCCCCCACGAGTTTGTATTAAACCTCGTTGGGATAAATCCATGTTGGCTATATCTGAAGCACTAGTAATTGGTATTTTATCGGCTGGTCTATCTGTTATTAGACCACCGAGTTCTGTTAAATTTTGATATGGATTTGACATTACCACATTTTTTTAATTTTCATCTTACGACCGGGAGTCTTTGGTCGTTCTGCTATATCTAAATCTAGTTCTTTCAAGGCGTTGTTGTAGTCACTTCTTACATTACGAAGTGGTATTTCTGAATCATCGCCCAAAGCTATTGGATATAGATATTTCAATGCCCCAAAAGTTAGTAAACTCTTAAAGCGTTTTGGTAATAAAAGTACGTCACCACCTGTTGTGGTGCCTTCTTCTTGGAAAGCATCTGAAGAATCGTGTGAAACAAAATATGTCCAGTAAACAAGTTTCACTGATTCTGGTAGATACATCTTTAAGGCTTCAACTTTAAATCCTGTCTGGTCTGTGTAACCGGCAGCGTAATTCATAACAACTGCTAGATAGTCAGTAGCTGATTCTGTAACACTGCCTGTTTCTGTAGCATCTTCCCAGTTAAGATTAATAAAGTTCCAACCAGCAACTAGTGCACTGCCATCAGCTTGAGTAGTAGCAGTAAGGCTCCAGTAAGCACTAGATGATGAACCCCATCTTATTTCTACTGATGTAAAGTTAGTAACTGATGGAATTTTTACCCAAAATCTAATACGACCTAGGTTTTTATAGTCATCTAGGTCTATGTCTGTTACTGTGCTGTTTTGAATAATAGCTGTGTTATTAGCTGTCTGTGAAACATCAACATCAAAGCTAATATTTGCAGTTTGTGTGAGTGTGATAACTTCTTCAAGTGCCACATTGGTCGCATCTCCGTTCGTTGCATCGGTTGCCCAAGTACCATCTACTGTGAGACCTGTCATAGAATGCAAATGTTTTACGGTTACGTCGTCTGAAGTATTACCTTTAAGATAAAGTTTTCCGTCATTATAACTGGTAGAGTATTCATTTATCTTACGACCTTCGCCAATATGTACTGTCAACAAGTCATCATCAACATAACTAAACTCCTGTGTTTGTTTGTTAGGAGCCAGATATCTTAAATCTGATGGTCTCTTAAAATCTGAAACCAAATCACTTATTTTCAATGGTTGCCCGTCAAACACCATATAAGTAACCAAGTCCCGCTTACTTGAGTCAATGTCGAATCTGGCATAAATATCCTGCATGGCGGTATTTATGGCGGCCAGACGTTGAGTTTCGTCAGGGGCTTGTTGTGCCATCCTTTGTTGGATAGCTGTATCTATTTCAGATACTGTTAAAAAAGTGCTCATAATATAGGTTTAGTATTTAAGAATATGGGACGGTAGCTATCAAAGATAGCTAACGTCACGACTCTCAAATCCTTGTCGTATAGCGTGAATATAAGTCGGTTCCGTCCGTTTAGTATCGAACCCTTATATTAACTTTTGACTTTGTAACGGACTTGCCCAAATGTAAGGGCTTTCACCCTCTCATCTAGGTCGTCTGTAGTAATTATACCATATTTAAGGCTTCTTGACAATTTTTTTATCACATCTTTCACAAATTTCATGCTCTGGAAAGTTAGCAAAAAGCCTAACTTCGTATGACCATTTATGAAAACCTAGAAAACATAGTAGTTTTCCGAACATCTATGCTCCTTTTTTCCACTCCTTAATAGCGTTCACAAAAATAGGTACTAACATAGCTATTAGTGGAGTCCAAGTTGAACCAAAATCAATTGTGGAAACCCAGGAAAGAATATAAAGAGCGGCAGCACCTGTAGCTGCAATGATAGCTCCTTTACCAATCTTCAGTAATGTTGCGTTATCAAATGAATTTTTTACCTGTGACATATTATTTTTCGTTAAGTTTATTAACTGCTGATAAGCCATCGTCTTTAAATGGAATACCAGCTAACTCTATATATGATGTTAAATCTTCAAAATCTTGTTCTGATATACCAGTAAAGTTTCCCTTTTGTTCTTGTTCTCTAAGCCATTCGTTGATACCACCTTTTAACCAAGGACTATTTGACCACCAACCTTCAAAAACTACTTCTTCAGGACCAACATAATAAATCTCACCTTTTGCGTGTGCTCTGTGAATGTGCATACCTTCTAGTCTTTTAAATAGGTCGTAACCCTTATCTTCTTGTTCTTGATTTTTCTTTTCTAAAGTATATCGTTTAGCAAAAGCCCAAGGATAATCCCAAGCAATCTTTTTATGTACTTGGTCATAATGGTCATAAACTTTCCAATATTCACCATCAACATATCCGTAACACATTACCCAGTGATTATCTCTTGCCCAAGAAGGTTTGACATAATAGCCGTCTTGTGATGCCCAAGCATACACTCCGACACCTACTGGTGAATACTTTAAGGCGTGTTTTATAGCACCTGCCATACCACCCATAATACCTGGAGTAATCCAATCGTGACCAAATTCCCATTCAGAAGACCATCTAGCCGCACTATTTAATAGTTCCGGTGTCATTGGGTTTGGTGAATTAAACTCCTCCCAAGAATTAGCATCTTCAAAAGGAAGTAAACTATATTCAAGATTACCGTCCCTACGCCAAGCCTCAGCTACTTTGTGTGGTGAACCACCACCTTGAGTAATGCCAGCTTGTACTCCAAGAAAACGTTCGGAATATTCTTGAGACTCACCATATTTAGCTTTCATTAAGGTTTGCTCACAATTCTCTGTACCATATACGGTACAGTGCATAGTATCGCCCCAGTCAAACTTTTGGTATTCGGCCTCTGGTAGATAGGGGTCCCACTGACCGTTTTCTTTAATAACTTGTTTAGCGGCACCAAAGCGTTCCTCTAGTTGACCATCGCCAAACATAAAGTCGTGGTCGTAATCAATCTTGACTCCTTTGAAACCGTGACCTTTCTTCTGTTTGAAAAGTCTGATTATTGCATAAATTAAATTCATACTAATATTCGAAATAAATTATTAATCCCGTTACTATGATAGCTGTTGCTATCCATAGCCAAAATGTAGGTGCTTGTATTTTCATACGCTTGTTTTTAAAAATAAGTGCCAACAGTTACCAGCTTGCCCATTACCTAATGGGGTAGGCTAGCGTGGGTGTAGTCCAAATGACCTCATCGCTTCTGTTATTGTTGGCGTGGGCAAGCGATTACCCCTAATATATAATGTACAATAATTTTAGAAATGGGGAGTCTAAATCGCTGTTTAGCTTTACTCCCCAATGTGGTGTTACACGCTAGCGTGTACCGACCACCTATCAGCACGAAGCTGAATTTTGGAACTACCGAGACTGGCAGGTGGATAGCCCTTCATTTGAGCGTAGGATTTGTCGTAGGTCAGGTATGCACCTGATAGCACCACTAGGATGCGTCTGTCTTCGACAGTCCTGTTCCTGAGATTGACTCTCTGCCTGTGCATGGGCTCGATAGCCCTTGAGTGAACATGACCCATGGCCACAACGTCTGCTTCAAAGAACATTGCAATATCCATCACCGCTTTCAGCTTAGTATGCTTAAAGCGTGAACCACTTGAACCATGAGTCGTGTACATGGTGTAGTTCTGTTTCCCTACTCGGATGAGATGCCAAATGGCATAGCCCAGGTAAGGAACGTCAAGCATCTTACACATGATTTTGGTGATGTTCACACCAGTGTTCTTTGTAATGCGGTTTTCGTGGTTTCCTTCGTGGATTCCGAGCAACAGTCCAGCTTCTGCTAGAGGTTTCAAGAGTTCAATCATGAACTCCATCTGTCCTTGCGGATTGAGTTTCTGGTTGTATACGGAATCTCCGACTGAATCACGAAGTCCACATTCGATGAGGTCTCCCATAGCTACAACGTAGATATGGTGTTTAAGACAGTAGTCTAGCATTCCAGTAGCACGTTCAATGTCACACTGAGGATGACCGTAATGGACATCACCCCAGAAAACGATTGATGCGTACTCTTTCTTGCCAGGAGTCAGCACTTTCTGATTCAAACGAATCAGCTTACCAACTCTTTCGTTTCCAACGAGAGTTTTTTTCAAGGATTCCCTCCCTGTGTAGAAAATGGAATAGCATCTTAAGGTATTCCCACTCACTTTGTTTATTGTGTAAGGGAATCAAGGTTTCCAATTTCTGGTGACATGCTCTACAAATGTAGATACATGGAATCATGCCTTCAAAATCTTTGAAGAACCTGCGTGGAAAGACGTGGTGTTTTGTCATGTTGCGGTTCTTGTGGCAACAAGGACATTGCTTCTTACGAGCCATTTTTACTCTCCTTGTACCATCTCAGGAACAAAGTGTAGTAGAATCGCCTACGCTTCTTGGTCAGGCTGTTTGATAGTCTGAACCAATCCTGCTTACAGCAGGCACAAAGCATCATAGCGTTGTGTGGCTCTTTCCAGTACCTCTCGGGCAGAATTGGTGTCATATAAAGTCTATTCACCGTCCTCCTGCACCTTGGGCATCGGGTCGTTTTCATTGTTTACCTCCCTGGTATCAATGTATACACCTTTCTTTGTGTTCCAAGCGAACTCAGTCATAGGAATCAGAGTCTCTGTCTTCCTATCATAAACCAAGTGATAAAATTCCGTCACTCGATACAACATGTACCTAGGTGTTATCTTCACCTCCGACCTCCTTGTCCCAAATGAAACGAGGAAAACGTCTGATGATTTTGAGCTTACGGTCATAGACCACAGCCACCGGAATGAAATCTAACTGGTAGCAAATGAACTCATACCTTGTCATGTTTACCTCCTATCAGTCGCCTGATTTTTACAATCGCACCAAGAGGAATTATCTCATAACTTGAGCTATCAAGTACTTTGTCTGCTTTGACAGAGATTGATGGCAAAAGCCAAAGATGTGTCCTGGTCTTCTTGTAAAGCCAGCCAGATGAAAGATAAACAGTTTGTTCTTCTGTCTCGAGCTTTTTATCAAGCTCATCGTGGCTAGTCCAACCAGCATCGCTGGAAATGTCCTGCCATTCGACTTCAACAAGTTTCAGTTTCAATGTTCACCTCCTTATATTGTAATGAACTATAAATGATTTTTTAAATAATCTACAAATACTGGTACTAAAACTATAACAACAACTGCAATAGCTCCTGATGCAAAAGCCCACTTGATTTTCAGTTCTTTAACACTACCATTAGTTTCTTTCATGTGTGTTTTCATTTCTGTATGCACCTTATCGTTGGTTTTAAACTTTTCTTCTATAAGTTCTTTCAGGCCATCCATTTTGGCTGATAATATTCGTTCTTGTGGGCTCATAAACTATGTTATTAATTATTGTATTTATGTGATTACTACTCCTATTACTTGTCCAGATGCAGCAGGTTCTGTGTACTTGATATAAGCTACTGTTCTGTATTCTGGGTAGTTATGTTTTGTTGTGTTATTACTTATTGTTGCTACTGTTGATTGATTTACAGCGGCAGTTGTTCCGATTGTCCAAACGTGAGTATGTAGCCACCAAGATAATGGAAAAGAGAATCCTCTCCTTACTGTGTCCATTGTTGGTGCAGCTTGCATTGATGTAGGATGGTCGTGAGCTGTTTGTGTATGAGTATGAGTGTTAGCTGTATGGTCGTGTTGGTCTGTTCCACCAGTATCTCCAAGCTCTCCATCTACTGTAGTTACTTCCAAGAACTTCTCTTGCATAGCAGTATATTCTGCCCAGTTTGTAGGTATATCTGCTTTAGCTCCTAGCCATAATCCTATAATACCATCTGGTAAATCATCTCCACCTGTCTCATTTTGTATTGTGAATATCCTTTTATATGGTGGTCTGCCATCTTCTGTACCATCTAGTGTTACTGTAGCATCTTGATTTACAGCTGTTGCTGCATTTAGGTTTACCAAATGAGTATGACCTTTAGGATTTGAATAATCACCAGTACCAGTTCCTAATGCAGAACCTACTGATGTACCAGATGCAGTTGAAGTGTGACCGTGAGCATCTTGAGTATGAGTATGGGCTACTGTTGTATGGTTGTGGGCTTCCAAAGGATTAGCAGGTGAATTGTCTGAAGCATCGGCTGCTGCACCTGCACCTACTAACCATTTATTATCAAGTATCTTTGTCCAACTAGCTGGTAGTGTTGCGTTATCAAAGAACGCTACTCCGTCATCTGGTACATCATCTGTACCATTTGATTTTATAAATATTACTTTTCTACCAGTTAAGTCATTAGCAGTAGTGTTTACATCAAGAACAGTTGTTTGGTTAGTAGCAGTTGCAGTTGCTGAATTAACTTGATTATGCGTATGTGCTTTTGTGGAAAATTTTGCAGTACCAGCACCAGCAGGTTTACCTGATTCTGTATCTGCTGCACCAGTTACAGTATGTAAATGACTATCTTGTGTATGGTTATGAGCAGGAGATGCGTGGTCGTGAGTTGTCTGTCCACCAGTAGCATTTGGTTCTACACCAGATGCTGCACCAAGAATATACTTCCCATCTAAAGTAGTTTCTCTACTGTAATTAGTTAGTGCAGTAACTTCAGCATTCGTGCCATTCCACAGCAATATTACATTATTTGGAACTGCCATTTTTGAATGCCTCCTTTAATTGAAAATCTGCTGCATACATCCTACCTAACAGATACAGCAAGTCTCCATAACTTCTTGATTCACTTTTAAAAAGAACCTTACCCTCTAACCATCTGACATCTAAATAGAAATCAGTCACACCTTCGTATCCGACTTCTTTACCTCCTAATACCTTTTCTTCTTTCTTATTTTCTGCCTTGATTATAATTTTCATATTAGTCAAAGTCCCAATCAATTCTTAAATGATATTGTTTTGGTGTTGAACTTGGTGTTGCATCAAACTGTAGATAGATAGCTTTACCAGCAGCTATAGTCGCATCATCAAATCCTGATGTTATTGTTTTCTTACCACTTGTAGTGTCTATAATATCTATTACTGTTGCTCCAGTTAATGCTTGAAAGTCATCAGCCCATTTAAGGTCAGCATTTATATCGTCAGTTGTATCTATCTCAACTTGTATTTTTGTTATTGTAAGGTCAGCTAATGCCCAGCCTATAAATACTTGTGGTGTAAGACCATAAACTGTTGCTGGGTCTATAACACTAATCTGCCATTGTTTTGTTTCTCCCTTTATATTTCCAAATGTTGGTGTTGCTCCTGAAACTACTGATTGGTCTAATGCCTTTACATCTGCAAGACTAGTACATTCTGAATCCATCAATGCTCCAGCAGAAGTTACATTTGCTGTATCAGTTACATCTGCTCCATCTTCTACATTCAAATCACTTCTAACTTCAGAATATTCTCTACCTTCTAAACCATTAGCTGTGAATTTTGCATAATCATTATCAGCAGCATCAGCATCATCAACCTCTACAAGATTATTATCTGCTATTCCAATAGTTTGTTGTGCTAATACATCAGTACCTATAACTAAACTTAATTCAGTAGGTGTAACACTATGAGGATTACCAGATGATAGTTGTGAATGGTCATAAGCTGTTTTGGCGTGAGCAACAGTTAAGGTATTTGTTCCGTCTGTTATATTTCTTGATAGATGTAAGTCTCTCCAAAGATAAGATGAACCACCTAAGTCTTTTTGTGTTGATGCTTGTGGATATAAATCAGAACCATCCCAATTCAAAGAATTTGATGCAGCAACTAAAGTTATCTTAGTATCTGTAATAATATTACGACTACCTGTCATAATAATATCTTCAGAAAGATTTAAACCTTTAGCTGTTAAATCAAAGTTACCTACATCCCAATTAGCAGTAAGAGGTGTTGTACCATCTTTATTTATCATTAACCCAAGGTCAACATCAACATCTGCCATTGTAATTGTTCTTGTGTTTGCAGCAGTAATTGAACCTGCATCAAAGTCTATAATTCTATCTACTTGGTCAGCATCAAATATTTTAAACTGGTTATCTGAAAATTCTGTTGTTGTTCCACTTGCTCCACCAGTAGCTGTAGCAGGTGTCTGTCCTCGTAAATCTACAGTAGAATGATGAACCCAAGTACCACTAGATTGTCTTAATGTCATTCTACAAATAAGAAATCCTGTAGAACTTTCAAGATTAAACTCTCTTGGCATTGTCAGAACATCATAACCATCTACGTCTCCTTGAGCATCTGCAAGGTTATTATATGAACCGTTTGGTAAATTACACATAACTGGTGCATATTCTCCACCCTTATTTGCTACACCCCAAAATACTAGATTGTAATATTTGTTATTAAGAGTTGCACTTTGTGCATCATCTATAATACTAGCTAGGTCATTTATATCATCATAAGGACCACCATTATCTGCGTGTTGATTTACAACATGAATATCGTCTGTAACAGTATCTTTGGCAGCGTAATTATGTTTGTGCATTTGGAAAATAACACCAGCAGTTGCTTTGAAATGATACACTCCACCACCTGCATCATATAAATATGTACCACCATCTCCATCTGGACCTACTCCTGAAAAGTAATAAGCTCCATCTCGTCTTGACCTTTCGGCTATGTGAGCAAGATGGCCCATGTTATCAGTACCAACTAAATGGTCATTCCAATTCTGGTTAATATAAACACCATCACTCTGTACATAAGTAGCACTAGGTACTAGGAAATAAGATACTTTAATATGCTCTGTCGCAGGCCATCCTGTAGTAGATACTTGTAGCTTTGAAGTATCAGATTGTAGTATATAAACATAATTACTCTTTGGTACGCTATCTGTTCCATCATCTATACCATCTGGTGTACTTGTCCCAGATGTTGCATAAGGCATTGTAATAACTGTATTGCCACTAGAAAATTGACAAGTAAGGTCTCCACTTACTGCATTGGTTAGTGTTGCTGTGACTGTTGTTCCATTAGAAGTAAGTAGACAATTAAAGCTCTCTCTAAAAGTACCGTTGACTAAAGCTCTGTCTACCCATGCCTCATTAGCTTTATATATATGACTTTTATCTGGAAAGTGAACCATATTAATATATATTTCACCCTCACCATTATTGTCTCTTTGAACGTGTCCAACTACCACAATATAATAAGTGTCTGAATCTGGTAATGTATTTTGTACTGCACCAGCAGTTGTTCCGCTTAAATATAAAGTATCACCATCAGAAAATGAACTTGTATCTAAACCTCTAACTATCCCAGCAGTATTTATATATCCAAGTTGTCCACTTGATATAGCTTCTGTAGCCATACCAATAGCTCTAAAATTAGAAGCAGCATTAGCTTGTGCTTTAGCAATAGTAACATTTGTTCCATCAGCTCCAGTAACATAAACTACATCTCCGTCTGCTATATTTTCATCAGCCTTAACTCTTATTACAAATTCTTGACCAACCTGAAGTTTTACATTACCACCTTTTAAATCTACTTCAAGACCACCAGAATCATCATCCCAATGCATTCTGCCTTCTGCATGGTCTGGTGTAGCGTCTGTCTTAAAATCAATAAACTCTACCGGATTTGATAGACCTACATCGTCAAAGTTACCTGTAAATGGATTGAATTTATATTCCATTATGTCTTAGTTACTGTACTTAATTTATCATCAGCGTTGTAAGCTAAAGTCAAAGTAGCGACTAGTGTACCACCCGCTCCTCCGTCTTTATAAACAACAGTTTCAATTTCACCTGCACCATCACCAGCCGCTACATAAGTAATAGCTATGTAATCATGGTCAGGTATGTCCATACCGGGTAAATCTACATCGACTTCACCGTCCCAGGCAACCCAACGCTTATTGGTATCGTCCCAGATGAAAACTGCTTTCTTATCTATATTTTTTAAACTAGGTGCTGCCATTATTTTCCTATAAACCAATTAAGTAATTTTAATCTACCTTCTGCAATAGCAAGGTCGTTTTCGTTTTCTTTGCGTTCAGCTGCTAAAATATCATCTTTGATTTCCTGCATCTTCATATAGATAGTACGTTTTTCAGGAAACGTAAATTTATCAATCTCGTGATTGATTTGTCGTGTCCATTTGAAAGGTAGAACAAACTTTTTTCTAAATTTTATCAAACTTTTAAACATATTATGTTTCTCTAAATACTAATAAGACATCAAAGGCTTCATCAACTGAAGCACTAGATATTGTCAATGTCCAATTACCATAGGCTATTTTTTGTAACATCTCGCTTAACTTTCCTGTGATATCAAACCTCTCATAAACAACAAGCCCAAACTTATCTGTGAGGGTAACATCGAAAGTCGTTGAGGATGTTGTTGCCTCAACAAAAATCTCATAACAGATGTTACCACCCCCACTGTTTATAGTTTGGGCTATCGTACCAGAAGCTGCAGTAATTTGATATTTTTCTGGATGTGCTACTATCATTATTTTTTCTTTTTAGGTTCTTCTTCTTTGCTGACATCGGTACCAACTATTTTTTCTTCTTCAATGGGCATATTATATACCTTTGGTTTTTCGTAATCTTTTTTGGTCTCCCCCACATCAGTCACAGTCAGCCACTTCTCGTGGCCGAGGTTTTTCAACAAAAGTTCGCCTGATTTATCATCAACTTCAAAAGTTGATTTAGCTTTAATTGTAACTATGACACCATCGCCACAGTTATAATCCTTCCACTCTTTAGTGGAATTGTTTTTTAACCACATATTTTTTTAATTAATAGCTATGGCTTGAATATAAGCCTGTACATAGTCACTCGGGTCTGTTGAAATATCTTCACCATACATTACTAAACGTAAATATTTAGCACCATCTGTAAAATACATCCTACTTTTTGTTGTGGTATTAACCCCAAAATCTATAGCATCAACTATAGTTAGTAAAGTAGCGGGAGTAGAGGTGCCAGCTGCAAAGGGGTCAATTAATACTAATCCTTTATTATTCAAATAACCAATAGTTGATGTATTAGTATCAAAAAATGTTGAACCATCATAACTCAATTGTGGTTTAATATACAAGGTACTAGTAGCTGTTCCGCCCTTACCTTGCATAAATACACGAACTGCATAAGCTCCATTTAAAGTAATGTCTTGCTTTACTGTTAAACCACCACCATTTAAAGCTGAGTCAGTTGTTGTACTTGAATCTTCAACATAAACATTTGGCATCCTACCCATACTTGCGGCAGCACCTATTAAAGTTAGCGGTTCAAGGTCGGCAGCTCTTGATGAACCAAACTCTGCATTATCATACGCAGCGTAACCACCACCACCAAGTAACAAAGCGATTATGAAACCGATTATACCTTTTCTAGTTTTCATATTATTTTTTCTTTAATGTTTTTTTGTCCTTTGGTTTTTCAACCTTTTTTTCTTTTGGTTTAGCCACAGGTGTAGGTTCCTCGTCTGTGACTTCAACCAAAGGTGTAAGTAATCTCAAGAAATTTTTAGCTGCACGTTCGCTAGCAATTTCAACTACATTACCTTTCTTTACTGTAACGATATTACCGTAGCCACAATTGTACTCTACGATGTCATCGTTAGAAACGTTTTTAAACAACATATTGTTTTTGTTAATTAATTATCTAGTCCTATCCCCCACAGGGTGAGGGATAGAGTAGGTATTTAATCCTAATTCGGGTCTGTGCAAGTAATCTTAGCTGCAGTTTCACCTCTACTTCGTATGATATTCCAGTTTGTTCCATCAGATATAACTTGAACAAAATCACCGATTTCTTCGCCATCGGCAATAAAGTTAATTTTATCTTCACCAGAACAAGCAACAACAGCACTGTTTACAAATAATGTACCATTAATATTATCACCTTCAGCAGAAGCCAAAACCCAATTATTAGTTGCAAAAGCAGCTAACACTTGAACTTCATAAATAGCACCTGTGTTGGTTACAGCAGGTAAGGTAGTAGTAGCACCAGTACCTTTAATCAACTGTACTTCACCACTTTGTGCAGCAGTTAATGTAACAGCCACTGTATCAGTAGTAGTAGCAGAACGAAATCCGTTAAGCTCACCACCAACCGCCCAAGCACCTGTGACACTACCACTCGCTAAAGTAGCAGCACCTGTTGAGGTTATGGTAGCTGTAGTCAATGCTCCACTTAAAGTAAGTGAATCATAATTAGTAGTACCACCAAATACAGTGTCATTCATAGCATTAGCAGCAGCTAGTAAGACATCAGCATTTACTTCAGTGACAACTCCAGCTAGCTCAATCAAATCATTGACTTTGCTATCTTGAGCTGCTTTGACAGAAAAGGTAACGCTGACAGCAATAACTAAAATACCTACCAAGATGAAATGAAAATTCTTTTTAATAAATTCCATGTGGTATTTAGTTTAAGTTAATTAATCAGCTGTTCCATCTGATGCTGCTGTATATTCAAAGTTTGAGAATCCAAAGGCACAAGCCATGTCAACTGAGACACGAATAGACTTTGTATCAAAGTCAACTTCTTGTTCAATCTTTGGGTCAATCAATGAGACATACTTAAACGGCATGTTAGGAGCATCTTTAGCAACTACATACCAAGCGGTTTCAGAACCACTGTTAGCAGAGCCAAGATATACAGAAGTAATAACATCAATCATACCACCGTTAAAGTAGTTGACATCATTATTACCTGTGCCACTTCTCAATTGAGAATCAGTAATTTCAACTGCTGTTTTCTCCAATGCTGGAGGAACAATCAATAAAAATTTACCTTCATAAGCAATAGGAAGGCCACGACCGTTTAACTGTTCACGCACCATCTTAAGGGCTGTGTACAGATTTGTTTCACTTAATACTGGGTCTGAAGTCAATCTGTTAGACCGATTAGAAACACCAGCAACAAGTGATGGATGAGCTGTAGAATAAAGAGCTACAGCGTCGCTCAAACGAGCGGTAGGAAAATTAGAACTAGAATCAGATGTAGCAAAACCGTCTACGAATACTTGCCATGCCCATTTGTTCAATGTGCGGTTGGCAGCAACCATATTTTGTTTTACTTCACTCAATTTAGCTTCTAATTCAGAGCTTCTGGTGTTAGCTAACATCTGTGTGATGCTAACGACTTTACCAGATTGTTTCATGACATATTCTGTCTTGTAAGCATGATATGTTTTATCTTCTTTGACAGAATCGCCTTCTGCGAAAATCTCTAGGTAGTTAAGACCAGTAACGCCTTCGGTTCGATAAATCAAACCATCAGACTGTACTTTTTCAAAGATGCCTGCATCCATGAAAGATGGACCTAACTCCCGAGTTTCGTCGATGATTTCGTGAACACGTGCGGACACGCCTTCTACGAAGTCACCCCAATTACCTGTAATCATATAATTTTAAAAGTTAGGTTTATTAAGATTCGTAATGTGTCCAAGGTGATTCATAAATCATAACTAGGACTGAGTTGTCCGGTGCAGATGGGTCTGGGTCTTGGTCAAAAATTACCCATGATGATGAAGTGGATGTATGAGCTGTAGATTCATCAAGTTGAAGTCCACCTGCTAGATGGTCAATGAAATAACCACGCATATCAGAACCAGCTGTGGTTCCGGCTGTGGCATCCAAAGTTACACTGTAAAGAGATGAACGAGAAATATCAATCAATGCTCTTACAGTATTACTTGCAGGAGTAGTATAGTCACCGACAAAATCTCCGCTAGCACCATTATCAGTAACAGGAGAACCATCAGCTTTAACAAAGCCTGTAATTACTCCACAAACTGAACCGCCTGCTCCAGAAAATACTGCTACAGTTAAGGCATCGCCAGATAAAGAGACAGCTTCACCGACTGACCATGTTGATGAGTCAGCTAGTAGAAAGTCAGTAATTTCTCTACCACCATTAGGATTTAGACTCTTTTTATAAACAAAAGCCATAATAGTAAGGTTGTTAAATTAATTAAGCATTATCTCTAGCCACTTTGGTTTTGAGATAACGTTCAACATCGCCACCGAAATACTTCTCAGCCAATTTAATATCCTTGGGAGTGGCTTTAGATACGTCGACACCAGTAGCTCCTTTAGGGGGAACACCGGTACCAGCACCTGTACCACCAGCTTGGATATTTGAATCTTCTGCCAAGACCTTCGAACGCACCTTATCCTCAAGGGACTTAGTATATTCTGAAGGAAAGTTTTCCAATGCGGCTCTGTCGAGTTGTTCTGAGAGTTCTTCAACAGTCAAAGCACTACCTCGTTTAAAGCTATTGCTTATCTGGTCGATTCGCTCATCAGTATTAGCCCACGGATGTTTCTTTGTAAACTGCGAAAAAGCAGTTGCCAAATTAACCTCGTATGTAGACTTATTAAATTCTGTGATACGGGCATCAGCTGCAGCTTTACCGGCTTCTTCAGCCTTCTGCACCAGAGCTTCTTCGTCTATGGTAGAACCTTCAGGCTTTGTAGCCGGAGGTGCGTCTTTGCTTGCAAGTTTCTTAAGACGATTTTTTTCTACCATGCCGTCGAAGTCGGCTGCCTTCTTAGATTTAGTATCAAATTCCTTCTTAGGAATAGTTACTGTTTCTTCTCCTGTATCTTCAGGATTCTCAGGTTTTTTATCTTCAACAGCAGGAACGGGCTGTTCAGTGGTTTCCTCCACTACTTTTTCGGTTCCTTTTTCTTGTTCTGTCATATTGGTTTTTTTATTGGTCGATTACCCTTACCGACTAGTGTATCTTAAACTTATTTTTAAAACTTTGCCATTTTTCTAATTTCTTTGTATCGCTATCAGTTTCTTCTTCAATTAACATCACCATACGATGTGCGTCCAGTAATATCTTACAAATATTTGCCGCACCTTTAGCAATGGCACGGTCAGCTGCATCTCTGGCCTCCCAATGATTGAGAGTCTGTTGCGTCATTGTTACTTTCAATAACTTCACGACATCTTCACGAGTCTTAAACTTAAATAGTCCATAATGCTCCTGCTCAGATGTCTGTGTAATTTCCCTTTGCGATTTTAAATATACTCTCAATAACAAACGGTTAATAAATTTCATTTTAGAATTGTTCTAATGATTTTTCCGTTGAAGGTGCCGGAGGTGCGAACTCTGGGTTACGTGGACCAACTCCTTGGTTAGTCACTTCTTGTGGACTAGGACCTTGTTGTTGCGGTTCCACAACCACAGACTCTGGTTTATCAAACGCTTCAGCCAAATCCTTAGCACCATCAACAGGATTGAATAATGGGTCTTGACGTGTAAGTTGAAAATACTGAATGTTCTTATTCTTACGGTCAATCTCTGAATCCTTGACTGAGGCATTAGGTATCATTCTAACATCCAAATCAAATTCCCTGTGCATTAGATAGTCACGGTCTAAAACAATTGCTTCCACTTTTTGTTCTTCTGGCGGTAGAGCAGCTTGGTCAGCTCCTAAAAATTGTGGAGACTGTAGCTGTTCACCAGGAACAACTTCACTCGGACCACCAACAATCTGAATCTTCTTCGTACCAATTTTATTATTAGTCAACTTAGCATTTTCAATTTCAATATATTTGAATTGTTTCTTACCTGACTTTTTACGAGACGGCATAGAATAATACTGCAAGATGTTATACATTCTCAAACGATACTTGCGAGTCATATAGTCTTCCATCAACTGCAGTGTCAGTGCCGCAATATTCATAGCACCTTCCTGCAAAGACTGAACCTCAAACTTAGTTTTCCGCCCCCCTGTAGGAACTCCTTGAGCTTGGTCAGACAATGATGAAGTCTCCATACTTCTACGGATAAGGTTCAACATTGGAAAAGAAGCTGAATCAACATTACCGACATTAGCTTGCTGAACTTTAGCACCAGCGTCGATTTCATATATACGTCCAGGCTCTAAATATCCTTCTTCAAGGTTTGCTACACCATCAATAAATGTTGGAGAGTTCAAAGCTAGATATAGTTGGTCGAGCATAGCATTGAAAACTGCGTTATCAATATCTTGCATACCCATCAACTTATCTGGGAGTGATTTACCCCACAACAACTGGTGATGAATTGGTTCCCCAATACCTAACCAGAACGGTAACTTCTTATGATTCCAAGGGAAACATCCCCAATAAAGTTCTGTACCATTTGCCCATATACCGTGTTTATCTCTGGTCTCATCGTACCAATAAAGAACCAAAACATTAGATTGGTCGATATCAGAGGATATACCCCACGGCAATTTACCATCAGCATCCATATAAGAATTTGCGGCATATACAGTCTTAGCTTGTGGATATGCACCAAACTCTGCCATGAATCCATCGAGGGTCATCTCTCTAGCACGGAAACACTTCTTCATCTTAATACCGAAATCACGTGCTGACATCCACATCGTCTCAGGATAGAACTCATCAATCGGTACTATCTCACCATAGACATCATCCCAATCATCAATAGTCATGCTTTCAGTTTTCTTAGCACCAGTGTCTGGGTCAAACTCCTTGACATAATCTACCTTTCGTGTCCCTTTCATCCACGACTCATAACCAATTACTGTACCTTCCGACAGCACTGTAAATAATTCCCATATCAATTGGTTGCCATCACTATTGTGATAGTTGGCAGATTCCAACAAGTCGGTATAAACATTACGTCTGGCCGCTATATCATCTGTAGAGAAAATCGAAAACGGTTTCATTATAAGCTCCGGCTTCATTCTAGCAGAGGCTAACTTAGAAAGTATCGCAATCAATTTATCACGGGTTATTGGGTCAAAGACATTGTTCTGCCAATCCTCTTTGTGAGCCGGCTTCAAATGATACTCATTCATTCTATCAACGCTATCCTGAACATAGTTTAGGATATTACGATTGATGCCGTTTTTGTTAAAGGAACGAACTGATTGCAGTTTATGGTCTTTGTAGTCCTGAAACAAACTATAGTATTCACTATATCTTTGGTCCTTTCCAGGGCTATCGTTAAACGGAACCCGCTTCAATTCGTCGTTTATTTTATCTGGCATATTTTTAAATTATTATCTATATTTACGTGGGATTTGTTTTTTGAGACCTTTTTTTGTTTTCCTGTAAGCTCTCTCCGCCCTATTAAAGGCATTATTATAACCTCTTTGTTCAATAGGGAGTGTTTTGGTCTTCTTTAATTCTGCTTTAAAAGAAGTCTTTGCCATAGACTTGATATTCTTACGAGTCTGTTTTTTAGCTCTGCGTTTTTGACCAATAGCTTTTACACCTTTTTTGAACTGTTTCATGCTGTGCTCAAACAAAGCAGTGTTCTCTGGATTATCTGTAACATCCAAAGCAAATGGATTGTAATCCTTGCTAGTGTATTTCTTCTTAGTTGTTTTTGGTTTTGCTTTTTTGTAAACCGGTTTCCTTTTTTTACCAACTGGTTTAGTCTTTCTAGTTATCTTTGGCCTGGATTGTAAGGTAGGTTTCCTCTTTGGTCTTGATTGTAGAGTAGGCCTCCTTTTTTTTATTACTCGTCTTCTTTTTACTGGCATATCTTTATATTAGTTTATTATGTGACACCTGATATTGATGGTGCGTATGATTTCTTTTTAGTTTTATTCATTTGTTCAAAACGTTTGGTGAAGTTAAAGGCATAATATGTATATGCTTCACCGATATGCGAATGGATACTATGTTCCGGCACCTCAGATGTATTCATACCTGTCTTTGGTCGACGCATCTGCCAAGCAGAGAACATATCAATAGCCAGCGAGCAGACAGGTGAAATGCGGACTTGAGGAAGGAGATTCCTACCAGCAGCAACACGGGTTGCAATCTTCGTACGCTTGGAGCGGAATCTGATACCGTGCTTCCGTAAGATGTCTGCGTTGCTTTGACCAGAGGTTAAGGAACGGTTCTCGCCGGAATGTGGGTCACCGAAATGCAGAGCGGACTTATAAGGTTTAGAATCTACAACATCAATGTAGTGAAGGATGTTATCTCCCTCTCCACGACCATCGTTCACATACTCGTCTATAATATAGTGCTTGCGTTTATGTGGGTCATGCTGAATCCAAAGGAGTGCTGTTTGGTCAAGACCAAAATCCCAGGCAACATATAATGGGAGAGCGGGGTCGTACTCAAGGTCTTCCTGTACGTGTACATCAAGGGCAAACTCCCCAAAAACCTTACCAGCCATAGATGCTTCGTAATCGATATCCAACTCCTGATAAACTTCTGCCATCGTTGCAGCACGCTTACACTCACTATCATACCAAGGGGAACGTGGTTTCTCTAAGTCGTCATAATATATCTTTTCGGAGAACACAGGATGTAACGGCCAATGCAGGCGTAGGTATGGTTTCTCTTTCTTCCTATGGTCTTCAACAATCTGATAGAAGTAACAGTTCACACCTCTAGTATTCGGAGTGGATAGTGGTATACGACACTTGGTCGTAGCACTACATGATTGCCATGCAGCTCTATCTGTTTGCTCCCAAGATGTAAACTCATCAAAGAGAATTACTTTACGACGGTCAGAACGTCCAAAGTTTGTATTGTTGGATTCTCCGGCTATAGATGCAGAGTGTTGCGGGTGTACTAATATCATCGACTTATCATGCACACCTCGTTGGAGTGGAGGACATAAGAATGATGGTAGCTTCTCTGTGATGTATCTCGCCTTTTCCAGCAGTGACTTAATATTTCCACGGGTATCTACGTTCTCAGCTTTCTGAGAACCGACAAGACATTCCCATTCATGGAAATTCCAACCCCATACTAGAATAGCAATCAGTAACCAAGACATACCCATATCACGAGATTTCTCAATCGGGAGGTCATAACCTTTGGTTATGGCTTTGATGATATGGTTGGCTGCTTGTTCCTGAAAATCCCAAAGGAGAAACGGAATATCCTTACCTTCCGGGGTTACGGAACGTGGATTCTGAATCCATATATAATTATTGGCAAAGAACTTAAATGAGTTACGGCAAAGATTATATGTAACAGGTTGAGTAAGTTGTGACTGGGGATTGTTAGGGTCAGTGAGTAATTGATTATCAGTTCGTTCCTTAAGATGTTTCTTAAGAAGCCGCTGTTGCAGGCTGTTGGGTATAGGTTTTATTTCCAGCATTGTTTTGAATATGACTATTCAGCTGAGCACGAAGAAATTCTTCCTGCTTCTCTTTTGTGTCTAGGGCTCGGATAGTTTCTGCGACATCGAATCTTGTATGTGTGGTGTTAGTTTGTTTTATTTCTGTGGCACGGTTTAGATTAAGACGAGCAATGCGGTCCATCTTTTCAATAGCAGAAGACACCTTATCCATAAATAGATGAGGGTTCTCGGAGTTCTGGGCGTGGGTAATAGCTTCCTTGAGATAAGTAAGACCGGCATCGGTAAGCTCTTGGATAGCATCGGTTTGCTTGTCGAACTTTAGCTGAATGTTTTCTTCGGCTAGGCGTTTAGCTGATGTGTCTTCAGAGCGGAGGATTTGCTGAACCTTGGTTTGAGAGATTTTATAGTTCTCGGAAATGTTTGTAATAGAAAGACCGGACAGGTAGTCTGTCCGTACTGATACGGCGAGGTCTAATGGGGTCTCGGGTTTTATGAGTTTTTTATTAGGCATGGGGTTCTAATATACTTGGCATCCGATACGAGCCTATGGAAGAAACTCATTGTATCGGGGGCAAAAGAAAGCCAACCAAATCGGAAGCTAAATATATTAGGATATAGTAATTATACCATAGGACAGTGTTTAGGGCAAGTTTATAAGCGTCAACCTTTGGAATCTGAAAAATGGATTGTAAATTCTGAGGGTGCCTATAATTAATACAGGGGGCGGGGGAGGGTGGGTTGGTCAGTTATGGCACGATTGGACATTTTTGTCAAGTTATGTTATAACAGCATTGACAAAAACAGCTATACATTATCTAATATAGCCCGCCACATATTGAGCGGTGGGGATTTTGGCTAATGTTAGCGGATATTTATAGCACTTCGCTTAACATTGATTAAGCGAAGTGCTACACACTAGCGACGGCTTAAAACAGCAACGGCTTAAACTGTCAACGGGATAAGTTTAAACTACTGACAACTACTAATACAGCACGCCACCAGACGCCACCAGACGCCGTCTAAGCCCTTTAAATGCTATACACGAGCCCCAGTCCTGACGCAATGCTATATATCTAGCCAAAAAATTTTCGCTCGCTCGCTGTCGCTCGCTCGCCGGCCGAGGCTAAAGCCTCGACCAATAAGGAGTCGGCTACTCGCCGACAAGTTGACACCTACCAACATAATCAGTATAACCTACCGTTTCCTTGACAATATACACCAACAATCAGTATAACATACCGTTTTCTTGACAATATCCACTGATTATCCTCAAACCAACAACACAACAAAGCCAGTGCGTCGACGGCTTGATGATAGCTGGAAAGTTCTGCCGTATACACCTTTTGACCAATAAACATCGCATCAAAGTGCTTGCTGTATACGGGTGTACGGCAAAAACGCTAACTTATATAACTTTATTATATATAATATCTACTATTCTTAAATATACTATAACAGCCGTATACCCGTATACAGCAGGTGTTTTGACCAATAGAAATAGAGGGTTTGCTGTGTACGGCAAAAAAGTTTTGCTATCAACAAGCCGTCGACGCAATCCATAAGACGACTTAGCTTTTCCAACCATCTTAAGGTCATGCGACCTCCACATAAGACACAAATAAGGTGTGCGATTTGACGACACCCGCACATTATGGCTTAATATACCCCCGCTAAAGACACAAACAAGGAACGCCCGCAAGCGGACGACCATTAGACCGCCGACGACTTGCCAGAGGCAAGCCGTCAAGCCGTCAAAAAGACTTGACAATCTCAGCCCATCTGCTATAATGGAGATAGCCCCCAAGAGTGCGACCAAATCAAATTGGCACTACTACGGGACAGTGAACAAGCAAAGGCACGCCACCGCTTCAGGCGGGGAATAAACACCCCGCCAGAGGCTCAAGGCTGACGCCTAAGCGACAAAACAATAACACTTAATCAATAACACCTACGCCCCGAAATTTGCCATACACGGCAATATAAGAGGCGAGGCACAACAAATGGAATATCAAA